TCTTTACTGTCTTCTGTGAGGTATGTAATACTCTCGTTGAATTCTTTAATAAGTCTCATCTACTTCTCCGTTTAACCTAGACTTCCACCGTCATAAACACTACCTGAATCGTTTGTGTCTAATGGTGCGTCTTGGTGTTGTTGTGAACCGTAACCAGAAACTTTTGACATATCAACTATAACTGTGCCACCATCGCCACCGGCGATTGTTACTACTATGTCTGATGTGTTTTCTGAATTGTCTGCGAAGCCGTACATGTCTATGTCTCCTGACTCAGCCAGTTCGTATAACACGACGGAGTTACGAGCTACTTTTGCAGAGGCTCCTGTTGATAATGTCCATTTAAGGCCTTTAATGTTGACTGTCGGGGAGCTTTGAGTCTCAGTAGATTTCTTTAGTGTTGTAGCTAAAGTAATTGTTCCGGCTGCTCCAGTACCCCTAACAGACACCACACCCTGGACCTGGGTTAATTTTAAATTATTTACTGTGACTGCCATGTGTTTTACCTTTTGTTATTTGTTTAGTATGATTTTTTCTTATGGTTCATATGAGGACCCTCATTGAGGATCTCTACTAAAGGATCATTCACTTCAACTGTTTCTATACCGTGTTCAAACATTACTTTGTACCAAGCCACTTTGCCATTTACTGGCTCTGCATGTTCACCTATAATAGGTGTGCCTTCATTCCATTCTTTGTGCATTATTTTACTTGCACATAAGTGTTTATCGCCTTCAAGTGAGCCTGCTGCTACACCGTCGACGGGAGATTCGGTAATTACTCCTTCTCTAAAATCTTTAAATGTCTTACTCATCTGTTTCTCCTTCTACAGGTCTCCCTGTTGTTTGATCTATATCCACGAGTGCGTCATCTAAGGACACTCCCATTGGTACCATATCAGGATCGACGCTCTGTTTGAAAACATCTGCTGCTTTTTCCTGTCTCATTTGATCAAGTGCCTCACCTGTTCGTGATGCTAGTTGATCTGAAAAGTTTTGTTGGGCCTCGGCATTGTTGCCGGCTATTATGTTATCCAACATATCTTTTACTTCGTTTGTTCTATCTTCTGCCATATCTATTGCTCCGCTGGTCCTGGCTCTGGATTTCCTTCGCCTGGTACGTCATTATTTATATTACTTTCAGGTGCTGGTTGAGCACCGTCTTGCTGTTGTAAGGGACTCCACTGATACTGTCTACTGTATTGTGGCTCTGCCATAATCTCAGTTTCAATACTATCAATTTCCTCATCTGTTAACATTAATACATTCTTTTGTATGTAACGCTTACTGAAAAATGTTCCTATGTATGCTGCAACACCGTTCAATACTTCTACTCTGCTTCTAAGAATTTCTTGTTCCTTAGACTCTGTGTAGTAAGCATCTGTAGCAAACTCAAATTCTATATCATCTTTAATGTCTGCCCAGTCTTCTGATGTTATAACACCCTTTAGTAAGAGTTGCGTCCTTAAAAGATCGCTTAACATCACTGAGAACTTTCTCCTTAACTTAATGATGAATTTTGTAAACTTCATCTCGTCTCGGTTTATCTCAGCTGCTCTACCAAAATTCATGCCCGCGCCATTTGCTTCTAAACGTGAGATAGGTATATTCAAGGACTGATACAATTTACGTTGAAAGTATTCAACGTCTTCAATTTGCCCTAGGTTCGCACCAGCTGGCAAAGTATCAATGCTTGTTCCTGTCCCGCCTTCTCTTCTGGGTAACCAAAAGTCTTCCAACATAGACATAAACTTCTTATCATCACGAATTTCTCCTGTGTTAGCATCGTATACTAACTTGTTCCTATAACGATCCATGATGTCTTTCATGTATTGTTCTGCCTTCATCTTAGGAAGGTTGCCAACATCTACATAAAATATTCTTCTTTCTGGAGCTCTTGTAATACGATATATTACTACTGCGTTCTCCATCATTCTTAATTGGTTTGCTGGCCTAATAGCCTTATGTAAATATGATAATGAAATGTTCTTATCTGTATCTACTAAACCACTTGGTGCATATGTTATAGCGTCTTTTGTTATTTTCAAACCTTGTTGGTTTTCAGGAGCAACGTATTGCCCTGGTTTAGAAGTAACACCTTTCTCATTAAAGATGAAAAACTCTTCTATCTCTTTAACAAACATCACGCCAGAAGGATTTTTTTCCTTCTTAATTTCACGCACCTTTCTAATCTTACGAGGGTCAATGTATCTAATATCTGTAATCCCTTTCTTAGGATTATCCATATCAATTACTTTGTGGAAAAATATCTTTCCATCTACATACCATCGTCTATAATAATCCTGTGCATTAACTTTAAAGTCAAGCAAGTTTTTTATAGTATCAAATTCCTTCTGTATCGATTTCCTAATACCTGCTGATAGATTAACATCATCCAGGTTTAACTCAACGGGAGATTCATTCTCCATTTGAGCAATCGACTCATTAATAATATCTTCTACTGCTGTATCAACGTCTGCCATCATGGCAATGTCTCGATACCTCTTCACTAATTCTGCGTCTGTTTGTGCAACGCCTTCTAAGTCCATGTAGGTACCGTAGTACCCGCCGGCTCGTATAGTTTCTATTGCACCATCTTCGGATGGCGCCACGAAGGATTTTTCTCCTTCGGGCGTCTTCTTCCGATTTATCTCAAATCCAAAAATATCCATAATATTTAATCCTGTCCCTTAATGGGTACTAGTTAACAACGCTGTAAGTCTGGTATTGGAATGTAACTGTAAATTCTTCAATGATGTCGTTCTGAGCATATTGTAATGCTATTTCTGACATATTGATTGGGAACGCGTCCTTTATAGTTACAATGCCACCAGGCAATGCATCGTCATTTCTGTCTAAGTGTGTTACTGTAATGTCTGTCTGATAATCCCTAGGGGTAAGAGCAATACTACTATTGTCTTCCCTGTTGTTCATACCCTGCAACCACTCTTCAAAAGGTTGACGTAAAGATTGTTTAGTATCGTTGGCAATAGTAATTGTCCAAGGATCAAATATTCTTTCGCCGGCAAGTTTAACTTCCCTACCTCTGTATTGAATTATAGCTGGATTAACAGTTGAAGCTGGCATAGCAGCTCCTGTTACAAGTACACTAGCAGCTAGGTCAGGTCCACCGACAAAGCCGGGGAATGTTAGCTCTACCAAAAACTGGTTGGGACGTGCTCCGCCTGCTCCAAGTTTTGATTTAAATAGTCCTATGTCCATTGTTTTTTCTCCTAATAAACTTATTTATACGTTAGCCACCGATCTCATCAAACGAAACACCCGTTCTAGTAGCAATAAAGTTTAACTGTATAAAGTTAATAGATTTTGCTGGCTTAATGAAGATGTCTGCTTTGAATTCGTTAGCATCAATAACCTGTGTAGTATTATTTGATGTGTTACAAATTACTTTAAAGTCGTAAATTCCTCTACGTCCTTGAACATCTCTTAAGAATGGTGTAAGTAATGATGTGAACTGCGCTCTTGTGAATGAATCGTTAAATTCAAACAATTGATATTTAGCTGCAATAGCAATGGCCTTCTCTAGTACAATGAACAAACGTCTAACATTAATTCTGCTAAATGCTGTAGGTGCTGTAGTCATTGTTTTGTCCCCAAACAATACGATGCCGTTCCCTTGACTGTTAACCACTGGGTTAATAGCTGCTGAGTACATGTCGTCTCGGTTGGCTTTAGTTGGGTTGAATGCTAACTTAACTGCGTTTTTGACTTGGCCTCTATTGAAACCTGCTGGTGAGAACCAAGGATCAGTAGCGTTATCTGTTTCTACACATAACCCTGCAACGTCTCCATTTAATGGTACCCATCTATATACGTCGTTATACCTGTCGTACATATATTTCCAGTTGCCGTCCATTACAGAGTATGAAGTAGGAGTAAGAAGAGCTTTAGTAGCTTTCATTGCTGTTACTTCTGAACCTGCGTTGTTAACAACGTCTGTTAATTGTGGACTAACAAAAGTCATACAGTCTTTACGAGTTTTAGAAATATTATCTATAACGTATTTAGAGTCTGTTGTACTGTGTCCGCATGTCAATACTAATGATATGTCCTGGCTTTCTGCATCTGCAAATAGAGCGTATCCTGTTTGGATGTCACCTGAATCAGGTGCGTCTGTTACTCCGCCAGTTAAACTTACTGTAGCTTCCGCTGCTGTAAAGTTTGATGTGAATGCTTTAGCTGTACCTGACGTTCCCCATGTGCTTTCGCCTGCTGGTTGGTCGGTAAAGTAAATAAATTCAGATTGGTTCTCGATCACATCTCTGTAATAGTTAGATCCGCCTTCAACAGCTTTAGCATCTGATGCTTTAGATACGCTACTAAATGTTTCTAGTACTGTACCTATTGTGCCTGTGAAAAGACCGTCTTCGTCTATTACGACGATGTGGAATTCGTCATTTGAACCACCATTTAATAGAACTCTCGAACTAGTTAAAGGTGCTACGTCAAACTTGGACTTGTATGCCCAATCTGTTGCTAAGACTGCTGTAGCTGTTGCGCCACTTCCGCCTCCGCCTGATATTGTAATTGTTGGTGCACTGGTATATCCATTACCTGGATTTGTAACTGTAATTGCTGATACTGCTGCGCCACTTACTGCTGCTGTTCCTGTAGCTGTTATGCCACCTGAAGCTGGAGCAGAGAATGTTACTGTAGGAACTGATGAATAACTAGATCCACCTGCTGATACTGTAACTGATGCTACTGAATTACTGTCAAAATTACTGGAATCCGCAAAAGAAACTTTTAAACTGTTTCCTATTGCTCCTGGATACCTAGCTGCCCACATTCCGTTAGTGCCTGAGCCGTCTCTATGATTTGCTACATAGTCTTCAGTATTTTTTACTAAGACTGCTGTACCACTAGCAACAGCGTTTGTCGCTGTTGTATCATCTACTGCTCTGACTACTTTCAGATTGTTACCATACGCCAAGAACGATGCTGCAGTAAAAAAATCTACTGCCGTAGCGTCATTTGGCTTGAAAAATCTATCGACTAGATTATTCTCTGAACTAATTGTTGTGATCTCGCCTGCTGGACCCCATTGGAAGTTACCAACTATTGCTGCCGTTGTGGAAGCTACTGCTGGGACTACTGAAGTAAGGTCTGTTTCTTTAACAAGAACACCTGGTGATAGCTGAAATGCCATGTTTTTTCTCCTCGGTTTATATTATCTTATGAATGACACAAGTTTTATTATTATCATCCAACTATTTATAACAATACTATTTTTTAAAATTAACTCTAAGTGTACAGAACCGTAGGTGCGTGTGTACATCAGGGTTTCACCATATCTCTCATCCTTTCTTGTATATTCTTATTGTAGTTATCGTCTGTTAACCACAAATCTCCGTCTATTACTTCCGCTTCAGGTTCCTCTCCATCGAATCTTATGAAAGGAGTTAGATTAGTTTCTATCTCTCCTATCCTTTGGCCGTATAACCCTTCTCTTGTATTGACATTTACCATGTCTTTAAAGAAGTTTTGACTTGACAGCCAACCGAAAAGTACCATGCACATAACTAAATCATCGTGGTAGCCTTCATCTGCTTGATAACTACTACCCTTCTCTATAAATGTTGATATCTCATGAATGATATGTTCATCAAATACCAGCAATTTTTGTTCTTCTAGTAAAGATTTAAAGGTGAAACACCCTTGTCTTTTAACTGATTTAGATGTATTAACACCTAATTTAGTAGACTTACCGAACCCTGGACTTACATACTGCCTTTGTTGTTCAGTAACCGTACTAAGAATATTATCGTATTCTACTTCCTGATGTAGTATTTCTACTACCTGTTGTCCTATATCGTTGACTTCAACTAATATAAAAGCATCGTTGTAATCTCTTCCTACTTTACCTATTACATCTGGGTATAGCATGGGTGCTATTTTATTGTCCCTGTACTTTGCTACTACCCTGTATGGCATAGCTGTAATGTCTACTACTATAAAGGCAGAGTAGTCTCCACCTATACCCCTTGCAGTATCACAAGCCATAGCGTAGAATTTATCTTTTTGTGGCTCTTCATATATATCTAATCCTGCATTGCTATATTCTGGTTCCTTTGTACTTAGTCTACCAATTGTGCTAGAATTAATTAAAGTATTTGTAGACCCTAAAAATTCACATAAAACTTCTTGATTGAATTTTACCTCACCCAAGAGGCCTTTCTGCTCTTCCAACCATTTCTCATCTCTTCCTGGTATCTCATAGTAAGGAATAAACATATGGTCGAAGCCATTCATCTTCTTCTCGGCTTCATTCCAGAACTTCCAGAAGTGATTATAACCTAGTGGTGTAGATGTAAGTAGAATCTTTGTTGTTTCTCCAGCTGAGATAGTAGGATAAACAGAAGTAAAGAACTCGTCTGCTATGTTATTAGGTATGATTGCTGCCTCATCAATGTACAACCAGTTAACTGATTTACCTCGAATGGCGGATGCTGTTGTAGCTGCTGATAATACTTTACTATTGTTCTCTAACTCTACGTCACCCTTGTTCCATACTCTAACACCTTGTTGCATCCACAAGGGCAAGTTCTCATACATTATCTGGTATCTGTTTAATACTTCTCTAGCTGCTGAGGCTTTGTTAGCCATGATTGCTACTGTTTTATCTTCTTGGAATATTGTGTAATGTAGTATACACGCAGCTGCTGTTACTGTCTTACCTTGCTGTCTGCCTTCCATTAAAATTACTTTCCTTGAATTCATTATAAGGTCTACTTTACCTCTTTGACATTCAAACAATTTAAATGGTTGTAATCCTTTGTCTAGTGTAACGATCTTTACATAGTTTTCTATAAAGTATTTTGTATCGTTCTGACATTTTACATACTCAGATATTTCATGTGATGTAAAGTCATGCTGATAGGCTAACGGTTTAAGGTTAGGGTTGCCATGATATGATGCTTCTGCTGGTTTAGCCATTATCTTGTAATACTTCGCCTTCTATAATTTCTTTTGCTTGTTCGCCCTTCAAGGCTTTCAGTAGTTCTTTTGTACTGCCAACGAACATGTTGTTCTGTGTTTTAATTGTCTTACCTTTAGACCCATCATCTGCTATACGCTTAGACTTTTCTTGTATCTCTAGCATGTCTTTAGCAGTGTCTTGTAAGTTTTTAATTAGTCCGCCGGCTACTTCATAAGCACGGGGTTGATCTGAGTTTCTAGCTATGTGTAGTATGCCTTCGATAGCCTCAGCATTGTATGCCTCAGCTTGTTTTAGAATACTTCTAGCGTATTGTAGGTCTTCTTCTTGTTGTTTTTCGTGTAGTTTTTCTATGGCTTCATCAGACATAGTTACTGCAGGTAGTTCTCTATCTTCTTCTACCCTTTTAAGATTGGCTTCTAATGCCTTTGTTACTTCTGTTGTATTAAACGCTTTATCTAGATTTTCAAAAGTGTTTTTATTGTTCGAATTCTTCATCAAATTCCTCCAAGAACGTATATGTGTCTGACGGTGTAGCATTTAAAGGATTAACAGATGCTGTTATTGTTCCTTTGCTTGCATTAGCAGTTGTACTGAGAGTCATGTTGCTATCGTTATACACGTTAGCAATAGCTTTCTTAATAACATCTACATTTCCTACATTGCTATAAAAGTTAAGTCTCATTGTAAAGTTTAATGTCCATACTACACTTAATCGGTTAGCAAATTCGCCTTCATATTCGTCTTCATAACCAACATTATCTAATGTAATTTTAATATCTCTCTTTATTCCAAGTTCAGGCAAATCGTTAATCGTAACATTAAAGTCTGGATTAAAGTAAGGAATTATTTGTTCCAAACATTGTAAGCCATCATCTTGGTTCTTCGCAAATATATATAAGGCCATATTCATGTTGTATGGCGTGGAATTAAATGCTACCCTTACGGTGTTTGTATCCTCTCCTACAGCTACTACCTTATTTCTATTAATTACTTGGGTCTTCCTAGCAGGATCGTATTGTAATCCGTTTATTTCAAACCCCATTCTTGGTAAAGTAATAGCTACTTCACCTCTTGTTGTTGTATCTTGTACCCTAGCTATCCTTGTCATAAACTTTTGTTT